GAAAAAACCGCCGCCCTGCCCGGCGACGGTCTTTCCCCTCTGGATGTCAAGCTGATCGAGCTGCTGCACTGTCTGACCGAGGATCAGAAGCGCCTGCTGCTGGCTCAGATAGAGACTCTATTAAGCCAACGAGGATGAGGACCTTCTCGTCCTCTGTCAGTAGTTGGAACCTCTCCAGTATTCTGTCATCTAAACTCATTTCTCTCCCCTTTACGTCCGGCTTCCTGCTCCCTTCTGTATTCATTATGCTGCCGGCGTAGCGGAAAAGTCAATGAGCTATCATGACAATTTCTGCTCTATTTTATTTAACAATTCGCGTTTTTTCTCGATTTTTGCCTACCCATATCCGGGTAAAAAATTGTCCAATTTGGGGAATTGCTACCCAATATGGGTAATTCATGTAAGGAGGGGCACTATGTCCGTTATTGACGAGTTATCCCCATACATCCGAGCATACCCCGAAGCGTTCCGCATGGCGCGGGCCCGCTGCGGCCTCACCAACGAGGAATTGTCCGAGCGTTCCGGTGTTCCCTATTCCACCGTCCGCAACGCACAAAGCGGCAACGGCGGCGTCACCATCGTGCAGGCGGCGGCGCTGGCCCGCGTGCTGGACCTGTCCATCGACGAGATGTTCGGCGCGGTCAAGCCGGAGGCGGAGCACCGGCGCGCGGAGATGGAGCAGCGGATCCGCGCCCTTGAGTTGGAGCTGGCGGACCGCAACGGCGAGATCCGCATCCTGCGTGACGGCAGCGGCGCCCTCCGTTCCGAGCTGGCCCGACGCACCTATGCGCTCATCACCGTCTGTTCGCTGCTTTCCGCTGCCATAGTCGGGTATCTCATCTGGGACTTCCGCATTCCGAACGCCGGCCTTATTATCGGGGGCAATATGTCGCTTGCCGCGTGGCTGGTCCTGCTGCTGGTCATCGCGGCCGCCTACATCATGGGGCGCTGTCTGCTTCGTATGTCCTCCCGGTATACCAGGCAGTCCCACACCGTTTTCATCGGCCACGAGCCTGGAGGTGGCGAGCATGACTGACCTGAAGATCGCCGCGGCCTATATCCGCGTTTCCACCGATGACCAGGTGGAGCTCTCCCCCGCCTCTCAGCTGGTGGAGATACGCAAGTGGGCCGCTGCCAACGGATACCTTGTCCCCGATGAATACGTCTTTGTGGACGAGGCCAAGTCCGGCCGCAAGGTCACCGGGCGTGACGAGTTCCGCCGGCTCATCGCCACCGCCAAGACCAAGCCCAAACCCTTCGATGCCATTCTCCTGTGGAAGTTCTCCCGCTTCGCCCGCAACCGGGACGATGCAGTGTACTATAAGTCCATCCTCCGCAAGCAGTTGAAGATCGAGGTCATCTCCATCAAGGAGCCCATCGAGGACGGCAAAATGGGCGTCATCATGGAGTCCATGATCGAGGCCATGGACGAGTATTACTCCATCAATCTGGCCGAGGACGTCAAACGTGGCATGGAGGAAAAGCACCGCCGCGGCGAGCTGCAGGCCACGCCGTCCTTCGGGTACACTGTCCTCGACAACGTGCTGGTCCCGGTGCCGGAGGAGGCCGTATATGTACAGGAGATATTTTCCCGCTTCATTTCCGGCCAGGGGCTCTACTCCATTGCAAGGTGGCTCAACGCCATGGGCGTCAAGACGCACCGCGGCAGCGCCTTCGCAAACCGGACGGTTGAATACATCCTCCGTAATCCGGTGTACATAGGCAAGCTGCGGTGGAACCCCACCGGGCGCAGCCGCCAGGACTTCACGAACCCGAATATTATCGTGACCGACGGCAAGCACGAGCCTCTTGTCTCTGAGGAAATCTTCCAACTGGCACAGACGCGCATCGCGCAGATGAAGGCCACCACGCCCTACAAGGCCCGGCCCCTCGGCAGCAACAAAGACTGGATCAGCGGCCTGGTCCGCTGCGCTTCCTGCGGCTCCACGCTGATCTTTGCCAAGCCTCATTACTGGAAGTGCAACAACTATGTGGGCGGCCGCTGCCGCACCTCCCAGCACATTTCCTCCGACGTTTTGAAAAAGGCCATTCTCGACCGGCTCCACATGGATGCCGCAGCGTCTGCCCCTCTGAGCTACGAGGTGCTGCGCGTCAATGGGCGCGACGGTGATCCCGCCGCTGCCCTTCGGACGCAGCGTGCATCGCTGGAGCGCCGGCTGGAGCGCCTTCGTGAGGCTTTCCTCGCCGGCGTCGATACCGTAGAGGAGTACCGGCAGCTGAAGGAGGACACACAGGCGCAGATCCAGCGCATCGACCATGAACTTTCCGCGGCCGCCGCAGAGAACCGCCGGGCGGGTGATGTTTCTATCATGCGCTCCGCCATCAGCGATGCTCTCTCTGTTATCGAGGACGAGAACGCCTCGCTGGAGCAGCGCTGCAACGCCGCCCGGTCCATCATCGACCGTGACTATCCATTACCGGCTCATGCTGGAATAATTTTTGCTCCCAATCGTAGTCTATTGATGTCAGGTGGCCCGGACACCAACAGACTATGAAATAGGCGCGTTTTTCTAAGTTGAAATTTCACAAAAGGGGTTTACAAATGCATTTTTGCGTAATATACTATGACTACCGAGAGCGAAAGCTCTCGGTCAGATAGAATTGACGTCCGTCAATCACCATCTGCCCTAAAGAGGCGAGCCCCTGCCTGCCTGCAAAAGTGGGGAACTAAAAAAGCGGTGAGCTCTCACCGAAAGCAGAGAACGAAAAAAGCGGCGAGCCCCTGCCGTAAGTGGGGAACCAAAAAATGCGGGATGGCTCAGCTATCCCGCATTTCTTTGAACGGAGGATAACGGATGGGCTATTTGAGATTTTACCATATCAAAGAAGAATACATCGCATATCTCCACAGAGTTGACCGGCGTGTTCAGTTCAACAAGGGCGAGCGCCGCCCATATGTCGGTGTTGTGCTGAAAGTTAACGGTCACAATTACTATGTGCCCTTGGAGTCTCCTAAGTCGAACCACGCCAATATCAAATCAAATGGTCCGATACTGAAGCTGGATGAAGGCCGCCTCGGTATTATGGGCTTCAACAATATGGTGCCGGTTAAATCCGGGCAGCTCATTGATTTTGACATAGCGGCAGTGACAGACAAGACATATCAAACGCTGTTGCTCAAGCAACTGCATTACTGCGCTAAGAACAAGGATATTATCGAGCGTAGAGCAATCAATACATACACCAAGCAGATCGGCGGAAACAACCCTTTTTATGAAAGGGTTTGCTGCGACTTTCGGAGCTTGGAAGCGGCTTGCAGGAGGTATAATCCCAACTGGAAACCCAAAACAAAATAGCCAAAGGGCGCGAGGTGATCCTCGCGCCCTTTTTCTTACTTCATTACCGGCTTCGCAACATAACCGTAGGTCTGTGCTTTCATCACAGGCTTTTCCACGCTGCCGGTGTAGCTCCCCATCACTGGCTTCGCAAGCTCCGAACTGCGGGGCCTGCCCATCACCGGCTTTTCCACGTTGCTGCTCATCACCGGCATCTCAATGTAGCTGCTGCCGGAGCGCCACGGCGCTTCGTTCAGCTTGCTTTCCGCCCAGCCGTTGGCAAAGTAGAGCGCGTCCTTCTCCTCGCTCAGCAGGTCAAGGCCATTGATGGCGGCCAGCTTCGCGGCCTTCCCCGTTAGTCCGGTCACGGCGGTCTTGTACTGGTAGTATTTCTCCGCTGTGATGCCGTCGTAGGCCTCAAGGTCGCTCTGCTCTTTCAGCGCCTCCTCGCTGGCGATGAGGTTGGTATAGATGGACGTTTTCTGCGAAAGCGTCAATCCGCTGTCCTGCAGCGCAGACAGCTTCTCGGTGTCGTTCTTGCACGACTTGAAGCGCACCAGCAAGCTCGTCACCTCGCCCATGTCCGCCGTCGGCTCTGCATCGCCTATGGCGTCCATGGCGGCCTTTTCCTTGTCGGTGGCCAGCAGGCCGTAATAGGCCGCCGCCTTCCCCTCTCCGCTGATGTCGGAGGACATCAATGCCTCGCGCTGCAACTCGACCTTACTCTCGTCATCGGTCTTTTCGATGCCGCGCAGGTCCTGGATGAGGTCATAGCTCTCCTTGGCAGCCACACCGGCACTCTGCATACTTCCGAAGGTCTCCGTCTGCTTCGCGGAGAAGTCGCTGCTCCTCTCCGCATAGTAGTCCTGCGCCTCGTCCAGTGAACTGCGGCCGAAGACAGCCCCCTTAAAGTAGTTCCACGGCGTCTGATCCACCTGGTAGCGCAGCTTTCCGTTATTGTACCTGCCGCCGCGCAGCACGTCCATGGTGCCCTGTATCGTCTTGCGGAGCTGATTGCCGCCGTACAGGAACTCGCCGCCCGCCGTGGCGGCCTTGTCCAGCGTGTCGGCAGATGTAAGCCCTTTGTCCTTTATAGACTTTGCAAGGTCTGCGATCTTGGACAGGTCAGCCACCGCCAGCGTCTGATCTCCCACACCGGCCAGCGCTGCGGCCCGGCTGACTACCGGCACATCGTTGGCCACGTTGCCGAACAGGCTTTCAAGCGCGGCCCACCAGTCGGCGTCATCGTCGTCCTCCGGCTCCGGCGTGCCGAACAGCCGTTCATCAAACACAGCCTGCAGCACGCTGTCCAGCAGCGAGGCCACCGTCTGGCTCTTGGTCAGCCCCCACGCCTTGCCCAGCGCCTCCATGGTATTGCCCAGCAGGTCGAAGGGCACCGGCGAGCCGCCGGACAACTCGCTCACGGCGAGGTTGGCCAGGAACGCATACAGGACGTACTTCGCGGCTCTGCCGCCCATGACGCGGGCGGCGTAGGTCTTGCCCTTCTCCCCCGCCATTTTCCGGAACTCGTTAGGCAGGTCGCGGCTGACGTGCTCCCAGCTGTTCAGCGTTTCGAGCTGGAACCGTGTTGCGATCTGCCAGAAGGGGTTTTTCGTGTCGAACAGCACCGGCTTTTCGCCCCGCGCTCTGGAACCCATCACGCGGCGGCCGTAGTCGTCCGCCAGCTTGATAGCCTCCGCATGGCTCTTGCCCGCCGCGACCTCCTTGAGGTATTTACTGCGTACCGCCGTATAGGCCGTGAAGCTGTCCACGGCCTCCGTCATGGAAAACCCGGCCTGCTTGAACTTCTCCCAGCCGGTTTCCGCACCCAGCAGCCAGTCCACGCCCTTTTTGCCCTTCAGGAAGTTGCTCTCCTTCACGAAGCTGCTCCTGTCCTTCTTGAAGAAGTCGCGCATCGCCGCCGCTGTGTACCTCTCGCCGTTTTCCACAGCCACCATCGGGAGCTGCGAGGTCTGATTGATGGCCGACGAAACGTTGAACGCCAGCTTGGCCCCGCCGTACTTTCCGGACAGCGTATTGATCCAGTTCAGCGAGCCGCGCCCGGTAGCGGCCTCCGCGCCGCGGTCTACATAGTTTTGCTTGCCCGCCAGCCGGTTGGCGTAGTTGTCGAGATACTTCGCCATCTCACTGTAGCGCGTCACGTTGCCGATCTGATCATACAGCTTGTCAATGTAGTCGTTCAGTAGTATGCGGGCATCGCCCTCGTCCAGCGTTGTGTTCTTTCCCACAAGGCCGTTCATCCGCAGGAACTCCTCGATCTCGGTGTCCGAGAAATTCCGCGCATTTTCGGCCTGTGTGATCATTTCGTTGGCTTCCTCGCTGCTGTACGTCTTTCGGATGTACTTTTCCGCCGCGCGGATACGCATGATGTCGTCCGTGTGATAGAATATGTTTCCCAGGTAGTAGACGTAGTTTTCAAAGCCCTTGGCGATGTCATACTCCGTCTTGTCTCCCCGGCGCTCCTGGAAGAAGGGATTGTACTGCTTGTACGGCTTCAGGTCCGCCGTCTGGCCGGAGATGGACGTAGGCAGCTCCATGGCCGCGTCGTCCAGCCCCAGCATTTTCAGCGCCTTGGAGAACGCCGTCCTCTCGCTCTCCGGCTGGAGGTGCGGCGCGTACCCTTCGATAAAGCCGATGGGCTGGTATCCGTGGGCCACAAGGAACGTATTGATGCCCTCATACAGCTCCTTGTAGATGTCGCTGTATGCCTTCACGGCGGCCTGTACCGCGGTTGCGTCGGCCTCTGTGCTGGCTGCCAGCTCCTCCACGGCGGTCAGATAGGTCTTGTAATTCAGCAGATCTGCGTACTCCTGCGAGGACTTGTCAATGCCGAACTCCTTGGCGGAGTCCTCCACGCCCGCGCCGTTCCGCACATTTTCCACCGCCGGAGCGTACTGCTTGGAGAACTTGGCCACCCGGTCCTGCGAGGCACTGTACTCCACCAGCTTTTGTACCAGCTCACGCTCCTTGCGGTTCAGCGCCCGTTTCTTGCCGGTGCTGTCCGTAAAGGTCCGCACCCTGTCCAGCATGGAATTCACCCATGTGATCTGCCGTCCGTTGTTCTCCGTCACCGGGTAGAAAAGCTCATCGTATACCTTCCGGCCATGCGCCGCGCCCCATTCCGTTTCGCATACGCGAGCCGGCGTCTGCAAATTCCGGCGCAGTGTGCTGAATTTCTTGGCGATCTTCCTGCTGCGCTTCCCGGTGTCTGTCATGCCGCCCTCGTCATAGGTGACATCCATGCCCAGCAGGGGCTCCATCTTGGCCGTTTCCCGTTCCAGGATGGTGTCGCGCCGCCTGCTCAGCAGCCCCGCCGCCGGATCGTTATCTATCGTGCGGTAGAAGTCGGTCAGCGTGGCCAGCCGTTCCATGTCCATCGTGGGCGGTACGTCCTGCCATGTGATCTTGTCACTGGCGAGCTGGCGGGCAAAGGTGCGCTCTTTCTCCGTAAACGCCATCTTGCTGATCTGCTTCTGTATCTGCTTCCGGGCGGAGTTGTTGTTCCGCGCCTCCCGCGCCAGCGTTTCCGCCCCGGCATAATCCGCCTCGGAACCGAAGGGATCCACGCCCAGCCGCCGGAGTGTTTCCGGCATCTCGTAGCCCTTGGCTTCACGCTGCCGCCGCTTGGCGCGGGCCTCCGCCGCCATGGCGTCGAACTCCGCGTCCATCTGCTCCACCGTCCGCCGTGTATTGACATCCGCCGCGCCCTGTGGTATAGTGGTGTCCAAAGAAAGGTTTAGCGGCAGTTCGCCTTGGGCGTTGATCACAGGGACGGTGCTTTCTGCGCCGGGCATTGTGTCCTGCGACTTGCGAGTCTTTCTTTTTCTTATGTACATCGTATCTGCCTGCAGCAGCTTCTTGCCGTCCGACACACCTTGGATGGTGATATAGGTGTCCCCTATCTGCTTTTCAAAGACGATGGCTCTGCGCCCTTTCCCATCGCTGCCGGTGGACAGATATACATTGTCCGGAGCAGCAATCACCTTCGGGATCTGGGCGATCGCTTCTTCCGTAACTGCCGTTTGTCCCTGTGCCGCCTCTGCGGCGCTGTCGCCGTGGCCTTTCAGGATGTGGCGCACATCGTTTCCGTTCATCATCACGCCATAGCCAGACACGTCTACACCGGTCTCTTTCAGTATCCTGCCGGCGACACTATTCGGAACAACACCCATATAGGCCCTGTCCACGCTCTGCTTGTTGGACAGGGCATTTTTTACGAATGCCAGCGCCTCTTGGTATGTGGACACGATCTTGTTTTTTACACCGGACGATAGATTGATGCGCTCCTGCGGCGTGTAAGCAGAAAGGCCGTTCTCGTTGTTGAGGCGTACAGTCCCCGCCGTATTCGGCCCTGTAAGCCTCTCTGCGGCGTTCTGCGCTTCGGTGGCAAAGTTTACGCCCGGTGCCGTCTGCGCGTCCTGTGCCGCCGGTTCTGCGGCAAGCTGCGGCATTTCCGCCGCTGCTGTCTCCTGCGTTGTGCGCTCCAGCGTCGGCATCTGCACCGTCCGCCCTCTCCGCAGTTGGCCGCTGCCGCCGATAAGGCCCATGGCGCCGCCAAGCAGGAAGTCATAGGCCATCTGCGCCGCGTCATCCGTTGTGAAGATAGCCCCGGTGCCTTCATCCAGTCCCAGCGCCCGGTCCGCCAGCGGGTTCAGCACGTCGGAAACCACTTCTTCAAGACCTTCACCGCCGGAGTTGATGAGCCACACGGCGGCCCGCTGGCCCGCTTCCGTCTTGGTCAGCTTGTCGGCCACCTTTTCCACAAGCTCGTCCGCCGTACCGGCGCCGTAGGCCTTGGCAAGGCCGCCGAACAGCTTTTCCGTCAGCACCTCGATGGTGGCGCCCTTCAGGCCGGACAGCGCCTGCTGCCCGGCTGTCTTACCCTCCCGCCGGGCTTCGGCGGAGGCGTCGCCGTACACGCGGCTGGCCATGGACACCATGCCCGCGCCCGGCGCGATGGCGTTTGCCGCCGTGTCGGCGAGGAGCTGCGTGCCGGTGTAGCCCAGATCCACAAGGAATTGCCCCACCTTGCCGCTGCCCTCCTTGGCGGCGGCCACGTCCTTGTCAGCGCTGGCTTTCAGCCGGTCCGAAGCGGCGAAGGCGTCGTTGGCGGTCTCCATCGTCCGGGCCTTTTGGCTCGCCGTGGCGTCCTTGTAGATGTTCTCCATCTGGGCGATCTTGCCGTCGGTGTACATCGTGTTGAGTACCTTGTAGTACCGGCTTTTCTCATCCATCGTCAGCTTCTTGCCGGTGCGGGGGTTGACGCCGGTTTTCAGTGCCTGCTCATAGAAGGCCTTGTTGTCCTTCATCTGCTGGACCTTTTTCTCGTACTCGCCCCGCTGCATGGTCTCCTGCAGGTTGCCCATGCCCTCCACGACGCTGCCGCCGATATTGGCATAGGAGGAGCCGATGCCTTTCACGGCACCGCGGGCGGTCTTGTACGCCTTCTCCAGCAGTTCCCCGCCGCCGGAGTAGTCGCCCGCGCCGAATGCGCGGATGTTCGCCGCCCTGTCTACCGCCGACTGCTGCACCGGCTTCACGGTCTTGGTCTGCGCCTGCTTTGTGAGCTGCACGGCCTTCACCTTCGGTGCCTTGGTGTTCCCACTGCTCTGCGTGCCGGAGCCGTTCACCACGGACTGCACGATACCCACGCCCTTGGATGTGCTTTTCCCCAGCACAGGCATCTGTGCCCCCGATGTCTTAGCCGGCGCTTCCAACTTCGGCATCTGCAGCGTAGGAAGCGCAGAGGGCAGGGACGCGCTGCGCGCCCCTGCCTTGTTCTGCTTGGTCACTTCTTCGATGATGGTCATAGCCTTAGATTTCTTAGCCATGATAGAGCCCTCCTGTCAGCTTGTCCAGCCGTTCTGCCTCATGGTCGCCGCGAGGTCGTTCCGCTGCGCCGCGCTCATCTGTCCCCATGCTCGGTCGATCAGCCTGTTGACCACGCCGTCCATACCGCGGGAGGCGTACAGCATGATGTTGTTCTTCACGGCGTTGTAGTTACTGACTCCCGGACCGGGTGGCGTATTGTCGACGTTTTCACTTTCACTGCCGGAGGAACTGTATGCCGACTGTTGGCGGGCAGCCATGCGCTCCTGCAGATAGCTCCTGTACTCGCTCTGCACCTGGCTGAGGTAGTTCGCCATCTGCTCCGCGATCTGCGCGTCGCCGGACAGCCGGGCCGCCGTGATGGCCTGCTGAAGCTGCGCCATCGTGTCGTTGTACTGCACCTCAAGGTCGGTGAGGTCGTTCTGATAGTCGGCCTCCGCCGCGATCCGCTGGCTGTCCGCCATGCCGCCGTACACGCCGCTGGCCGCCAGCTCCTGGTCCATGTTCCGCCGGGACAGCATCTTATTGATGTACGCCCGGCGCGCCGCGTCCTCGTAGCTGGTGCCCGCCTGCTCGATCTGGCGGTTGTAGTCGTTCACGGCCTGCTGCACCTGCGCGTTGACGGCGTCGCGGAGCCGCTGCTCATAGTCGCTGCCGCCCATGCTTTCGAGGAAATTCTCCCAGGACATATCGCCGTTCAGCTCGTCCTGCGCCAGCGCCTCCCGGTAGGCGTTCCACGCCTCGGCGGCGCTCATGCCGCCCGCTGCCGCCGTGGAATTCGCGCCCCACAGGCCGTCCGCGGTGGTGCCGTAGTATTCCTGCATCTGCCGGACCTGGTCAGCGGTCAG